ATCTGATTTGTCAGGATAAACAGAATTTAATTTAAAAATATAATTATGTAATAGATAGTAATATAATTCACGATTATTTGTATAATTATTAATTATTAATAAATAAACATAATGTTTCAATGACTTCAAAACATAGTCTTTATTAATCAATAATTCTTCGCTTATTTTTATTTGATTAATGTCATAAGCATCGACATCATCCATATTTTTTCCTATTATTCTATTTTATTATATTAAAATTAAAAAACCAAAAAATATATATTTTTGATTTATATAGATTCGACATTTATTCGAATTTCATGTAGAAATCCTCGTCGTCGAGTTCCTCCCACGTTGAAGACGATACGCTCAAATCTAGCTTTGGAATTGGCTTATCCTCGTTCTTGACAACTTTATTCCATGCTCTGCCAACATAAGGCTTCACCTCAACTGGTGCAATATCTCGTACTTGCTCGACGACGTTAATAATCTCGATTTCATCATTGATTTCTTCGTCTTCGAGAGTAAGAAACATATTCTTCGTAGCAATTTCCTTCGTTTTCTTGGCAACTGGAAGCTTATCTTGAACTTGCTTTGAAACATCTACCTGACAAATCTTGTTGTAGCGATATGAAACAATCAACTTCTCGCGATCCGCATATGACAAGCGATGTCTGTATCCACAGTTTTCCTTGTCGCAAAGCTGACCGAAAGTGCAATTTTTCTTTCTCGAATCTGAATTGGGCTCATCCTTAGTGATAACAAGTTTGTCATAAAATGACTTCACTAGTTTTCGCTCTTTGTAGCTTTCAATATAATGCTTAAAACTGCAATCAGAATCAGAACAAATACAATTTTTGTTGCAAGTTGCGCTCATTTTCCAGATATAACGATAGATTTGCTATATAGTTTTTTTATAAAAAGTATTAATCATTTTTTTTTATCCCTTGTTAAAAAAAATAAATATTTTTTTACAACTTCAAATAATTATAATTATTAAAAACAGATAATGAAGAAGTATGTATTTATAATTGATTTAGATGCAACTATTATTGGAGATTGTAAATATCAATTAGAATTATATAAACAATATGTTTTGCTTAAAAGCAAAGGAATAAAAATAAATATAAATAAATCGTTTATCAATTATTATCATGAAAAAGAAAAATTATGTAGACCATATTTCGTTTATTTTATAAATAAGATGAAAGAATTATATAAAAATAATGTATATTTTTATGTTTATACAGCATCATCACATGATTGGGCTAATTTTGAAATTAAAATTATTGAAAAAGCCAATAATATAAAATTTAATAGACCTATTTTTACTAAAAATGATTGTAAATTAGATCCAAAAGAACAAAGATACGTTAAAATGATAACGCCAATATTAAATAAAATTAAACCAAAAGATCCTGAAATAATTATTATTGATGATTGTGATGTATATAAGGACTATAAAGAGTCGCATATATTATGCAAACCATATAAATATTCTGTATTTTGTGAATTACATAATTATTTATTACCAGAACAGAAAACTATAAATAATTTATTAATATGTCCTTTTAAAAATAAAACTAAACAATATAAATGGTTATATAAAAAATCCAAAGATACTGATAAAAAAAATAAAGAATATATTGATGATAGATTCTGGTTATTTTTAGCAAATACTATAATTAAACATAAAATAACAGACTATAATCCAAATATTATTAAACAATTAACAGCAATCGCAAATAAATAAATTAAAATTTAGTACAATAATTCAAATTATATATATAAAAAAGCCAATATAATGGACCTAAAAACATAGATATTACTAAACCAATTAGTTTATCACCGATACTTCCCTTGTAAAATAAACAAACAATTGATGAAATAAATGCTGTAATACCAGCAATGGACCAAATAACGGCAAGTAATACTATTAAAATAGCTAGCATATATCTACTATTTTGAAAATAAAAGAATATTTAATATCTGGTACAATAATTCATATTATATATATAATATAACCAGTAAAACGGACCCAATGTCATAGCTAATAGAATTCCTATAACTTTATCACTAACAGGACCATTATAGAATAAACATACAATTGAAGCTATAAAACCTGTAATACCTGAAAAAATCCATATTAATATTAGTATTAATAATAATATGCCAAAAAAACCGCCACCATATAAATATCCATAGCCGTCATTATAATAATAAGTATTATTTCTATCATTATATCTATTATAACGATAACGATCATCGTATAATTGTTGATTTACAGCAGTTAGATGTTGTCTTGGAGGAGGTGGAGGAGGAAGTGGTCGGTTATAATAATCACGCGGAGGAGGTGGAGGATTTCTATTATAACCAGAAAATATATTCCAATTCCAATTATTTCTATCATCATAATATCGTCTATCTATATCATATCGATTATCAACATTATAATTATAACGTCTATCTGGATTATTTTGGTTTGGATCACCATAATAGTAATATTTTATAACATTTGAAACATTTCCTTGAGAAGATTGGGAATTTGATGTGTTTGATGTATTTGATGATGACATTATTCTATATTATATATATTTTATTTTTATTTAATATTTATTAAATAATTATTTTTCAAAATAATAAATACACATTAATAATGCATCGCAAACATCATCTTTCTTTTTTAAACTTTTAACATAATTAAGAATTTCTTCATTTTTATAAGTAGTTTCCAATAAATGTGTAGCAAAAAATACAGCATCAATCTTATTTTGTTTATATTTATCATTAACTATTTTTTCGCTATGTTTATTAATAATTTTCAATTTATGTTTAGGAGATACATAATGTGTTTCAACATCTGCATTTAAATATTTTGATGTCATTTTAAAATAAGTATTTATTGTTGTTTGTATACATTTCATTATTGATGTCATCTGACATTCAATAAGAACAATGGTTTTTTCATCATAATTAATATTAAGTTCATTCATAATAGTATCTAAAAATTCAATAGTATTATCAATAATATTTTGTATATCATTCTTCTTACAATTTAAATCAACTTTATTCAAACTTTTAATATCCAATTTTTCATTATCAATAATAGCATAACAATATGCCATATTTTTTATACCGATATCAAAGGATAATAATTGTATCATAATAATATAATATATAATGATAGTTTTATTTATATTTCGAAGGGATTTAAGGACCTTTGACAATACAACATTAAATTTTGTTAAAACTAAATATCCAAATGCTTCAATATTGCCCGTTTTTATTTTTAATAAATATCAAATTGATGAGAAAAATAATAAATATTATTCTAAAAATTCCGTCCAATTTTTATTTGAATCATTAAGTGATTTAAATAAAAATTTAGAAGAATTAAATTTTTATTATACTGATAATGAAATTGATATTATTAATAAAATAAATAAAAAAAATAAATTAATTGCTATAGCATGCAATAAAGATTATACTCCATATGCTAAAAAAAGAGATGCTGATATTGAAAAATATGCAAAAGAAAACAAAATTGATTTCGTATCAAAAGAAGATTATACATTACATGATATTGGTACGATTCTCAAAGATAATAATAAACCTTATTTAAAATATACACCATTTTATAAAAAATCTATTTTAAAAATTCCAAATTCAATTAACTCAAATACTAAATTTAAATTTATAAAAGATTCATCATCATTTACATTAAAACAAATGGAAGATAAATTAAAACCAAAAGAAAATAAGAATATTTTTGTAAATGGAGGTAGAAAAAATGCTTTATTAATTATTGCAAAATTAAAATCGGGTTATCATAATAAATATGATACCGAACGCGAATATCCATTTTTAAACAAAACAACAAAATTAAGTGCATATATTAAATATGGATGTGTAAGTATACGAGAAATTTATTTTGCTTTGCCAATCAAACATGGAATAGTGAGAGAATTATTTTGGCATGATTTTTATGCAATTATTACATATTATTTTCCATATATATTTCAAAAATCTTTTTTATTAAAATATGAAAAAGTAAAATGGGATTATAATGAAACTAATTTAAATAAATGGAAAGCAGGTTTAACAGGATTTCCTATTATTGATGCCGCTATGCGACAATTAAATGAGACTGGATGGATGCATAATCGTTGCAGAATGATTGTTGCATCATTTTTAACAAAAAATTTATTTATGTATTGGAAATATGGAGAACAGTATTTTGCTTCAAAATTAGTTGATTATGATCCATCATCTAATAATGGTGGTTGGCAATGGTGTGCTTCAACTGGAACAGATTGTCAACCATATTTTCGAATTTTTTCACCATCAGCTCAATTAAAGAAATATGATAAAGATTGTCAATATGTTAAAAAATGGATTCCTGAATTACGTGATGTTTCAAATAAGGTTATATTAAATTGGGAAACAAAAAATAATATTAATATTAATTACCCAAAACCAATTGTTGATATTAAAGAAACTTCCAAATTATTTATAAAGAGATTTAAGGAATTTTAGATAAATTTTTAAATGCATTTGTTATACTTGGTAATGTAATATAAATACATTCATTTTTAATATTATTTGTTTCACAAAATGTTTTATATAATTTATATGAATTAAACACAAATTCTTTTAAT